AGAATCGGTGATCGTAAAGATTCTATTAAATCTATGATTAAACACATGGAAGAAACCTACGTTATGTCTCCTGCCAGCGGTAGAAAGTGGTTTCATAACGCTTTTGCCGGAGGATATGTAGATCATGTTAATAGAGTAGTGCAGTATGCTGTAGAGCAACACAGATTATACCAAAAAATGGGGGGTACGACCGATTATACCGAAGAGGAACTGGTATTTGCTGCTCTTTTTCACGATTTAGGTAAATTAGGTGATGGAGAACAACCTAATTACTTACCTCAGACCGATAAATGGCGTCAAGATAAGTTATCTGAGATGTATCAGTATAATCCCGACTTAGATTTTATGCTGATACCCGATAGATCCCTCTTTATACTACAGAAGTTCGGTATTCCTATGAGTCAAAAAGAATTTTTAGGTATAAGACTGCATGATGGCGTGTTTGATAAAGCTAATGAGGCGTATTTCTTCAGTAACGTTGAATCTTCTCGACAAAAAACATCTATTATATCGGTTTTACATACTGCTGACTTCTTAGCTTCGAAGGTAGAGTACGATATTTGGAAAAGAAACGGAGGAAATACAATACCTAAAGTAAAAAAAACTAAATCTACTAGCGGAAAACGAGTAAACTCCTCTAATGGATTAAATAATCTACTTAAAAATTTATAATATGGACTTAAATCCTACAACTTTATACATAATTTCCGGAATTTTAGTTGGAATTACAATTATTTTATCTTATATTATTATAAACCTACTTAGAAAAGTAGAAAAATATGAAGATATTACAGTGGAACAAGCAAACTACATGAATAATATTTCGAATCTAATTAAAGATTCACAAAAGCACCTAAAAAATCTAGACGAAAAAGGGGTATTTCAATCAGATGATGAGGTCGGTTATTTTTTTGATAATTTAAAAAAGGTACAGGAGAATTTTGACCAGTACCAACTATCCGACAACTATGCCCAGAAAGAGATCCAAAGCTAACTACTTTACTTCCGAGACCGAAGACTATATAAACAAATACAACGAATCTACAGACAACGAATACCGTAATAAAATCTTTACGGAACACATCTACCTCCCTTTTTATAAACTTGCTGAAAATATAATTCATACTTTTAAGTTCTACTATACTGATGTAGACAAGATAGAGGACTTAAAACATGAAATAGTGTCTATGCTTTTAGAAGAAAAGATTATGAAGTTTGATAAAAATAACGGAGCTAAAGCTTATTCATACTTCGGTACTATAGTAAAAAGATGGTTAATTAACTACAACAATAAAAATTATAAAAAACTAAAAAAAATAGGAAGCTTTACAGAAGCTGAAGATGATTCATATAACGACCCTTCTAATTTCGATAGTGAAAACACAATTACTTTAAGTTATTTTTTAGATCTATACGTTCAAGAAATGTACGATAAGTTAGATACGGTTTTTACTAAAGAGAGTGAAATGAAAATAGCTGATGCTATTCTTACCATATTTCAAAAGAGAAGAGATCTAGATATTTTTAAGAAAAAGGCGTTATATATCTATATTAGAGAGATGACCGATTGTGAAACTCCACACCTAACTAAAGTAGTAAATAAGTTAAAAGATGAGTTTTACGTTATGTACGATAAATACATATCATTAGATTTAATTAGAACAAAAGTACTTTAAATCTATTTATAAATAAAACTTATGAGTACTGACAAAGAAATCTTTAAAGGTAAATCTCTTTCTGACCTGTTTAACGAAATATATGACAACTCTAAAGAAACTAGAGGTCAAATAAAAGGTTTAATAGGAGAACTCAAACCTCTTATAGAAAACATAGGAGATGCTACACTACTAGTTCCAATGATTAAAGAGTATATGGAAATAGGTGTAAAAAACGATGAAGCTCTTATTAAACTTGCTACTATAGTACAAAGACTAGAAGTAGCAAAAGAAAAAGGAGGTGACGGTGAGTTGTTTGATTTTTCCGAATTACAAGAGCTATTAGAAGAATCAGAAGAGACTAAACAAGAATTAGACGTTAAAAAAGAAGATTTAGAAGATAAAGATGGTATTTAATCCACAAAGCGAAACTGTAAGCTTAGATACCCCAGGAGGTTCGGGAGTAATAATAGGAAGAGTAATTGATATTATAATGGACGATACTCATCCCGATTATGATCGATTCAACGGCCCTGATAGTATTGGAATGATACTATATAGACCGGTTGATGAATCTATAGATACTTCAGAATCAGGGGAAGAAGTATATTCAGGAGAAGCTTTTCCTTTTAACCCTAACCTGAATACTTATCCTTTAAAAAATGAAATAGTTTATATTGTAAAAGGTCCTGATAAAGACTTGGCTGATGGTGGTAAATTTGATAGAGATTATTATTTAACTGTAGTCTCTTTATGGAATCATCCTCATATAAACCTTTACCCTGTATACGACGATACTGAACCTGACGCGGTAAATGTAGGCAACGGAATGGACTTTTTACCTAATATAGCTCCTATACAGCCTTACCCAGGGGATACTATAATGCAAGGTAAGCTAGGAACCAGTATCAGACTCTCAGGAGGTCATTCAGCTAAAAATCCTTTTGCCACAGACGATAATAAAAATACCCCTTTTATTTTTTTAAGTAACGGGATTACTAATAACAATCAAGGTGAAAATGGATTCGAATTTATTAACGAGGATGTAGATAATGACCCTTCGTCTTTCTATTTAACTTCTAATCAAATTATACCTATTACATTATCGAATACTAAAAGGGATTCGTACGATGAAGCTCCTGAAGAAACCAATAGTTTTAAAGACTCTCAACTTATAGGTAATGCCGATAGGGTAATTTTAAATGCTAAAAAAGACGACATTCTTTTATCAAGTATTCGTTCGATTGGATTAAACTCTACTACTCTTAATTTAGACGGTCAAGAGTATATGTGCTTAGACGCTGATAAAATATACTTAGGTAAGGTAGCTAGAGAAAGAGATGGAGCTGCTAAACAACCTGTTATGCTTGGACATCAAGTAGAATCATTTTTAGAAGACCTGATAGAAATCGTAAGCGGTATGGCAGGAGCTATGTCAAAAGTAGTTGGTGACAGAGGAGGACCTCTAGGAGTTCTTATAAAAGAAGGTATAAAAGCTAAAGCATCTCTCAGTATTCAAAAAAACGTACTTAATCCAAAAGGTTCTTCAACCTTAAAATCTAAAAAAACTTTTGTTGAATAATGCCTTGTTCTATACCCCCATCTCAATTAACTGCATTTGTAGCTGCCATGCTAGGAAAACTAGAAGGCAAAATAATGGCCAGAGTTCAAATAGAAGTTAATAAAATACAGCAAGCACTATTAGGTAGTGTTTGTCCACCTGTAGAAGAATTGAAAAAATTTCTTAAAGTTAGAGATAATTTATTGAATGCAATAAATAAAGTAGAACAAAAAGTTGAACCTATAAAAAAGTTTGCTGAAATTTTAGATCCACCAATTAAAGCAGCTAAAGCTACAGTGATTGTATTAGAGCAAATTCCTATAGAAACTACTATTGGTACACCACCTACAGGAGGTCCTTCGGATATAGGTGGTAAGCTATTCTCTATTTCTATAGGTGCTCAAAATAGATTTGCTCAACTACTTAGATTAGCTTGTGAATTAGTAGAACTGTTGGATAGAGATCAAAAAGGTATTTTAGACTTAACAACACTATCAGTAACAGGTACTTTACAACCTATTAGAGAAAAACTTAATAGCGTAGACGTTAAATTATTTGAATGTGTTGATGAACTACCTGATGATATTAAAGATGAAATACTTGCTGAAATAAACAACTTACCGAGCAACGCTGGATTAACTGAAGAGGTAGCTCCTAATAAGTTTAGTTATTCTCAAAACGGTAACGAATATACTATAAGAATAATAGAAGAGACCGATTCTCCAAGTTATGCTAAAAAAAGATATGCTGTAGTAGAAAACATAGACGGAGTAGCAGTTTTAAAAGGACCTTCTTCGTTTAGCTCATCTACTAGAGTACTAATAGACGAAATAAAATTTAGAATTAATAATCAACTTCCATAACCTAACTATTTATATATATGAAACTAGATCAATTACGTAAAATAATACGAGAAGAAGTAAAAGCAGCAGTTAAGGAAGAGTTACAAGACGTTTTAACTGAAGCAGTTAAAGTAGCTAGTACTCCTTCTACTCCTGCTAAACCTGTGGTTAAAGTTAATAAACCAAAAACAGGTACGTTAGATGAAATGCTAAATATGACTAAAAGCTCTATGACATCGTCTGATTATAGAACTTTAGTTAATGCAAATTCATCTATGGTAACAGGTTTACCTAACACAGCAAGTACTATGGCTACTCAAATGAGTATGAACGCTGGCGGTAATCAACCTGGTATAGATATAAGCAACTTAGATTTTGTTAAAAAAGCTAAAGACGTATTAGTTGCTTCTGATAATATCGACAAAAGTAAAAAAGTATAATAAATGGCATTTGACGCTAAAAAGATAAACCCTATAGACCTAAAGCCTAGAGTAGCTGTAGGTGTAGATATACCTTTCTCCGGTAAAGCAGTTTTTAATCAAACCTTCCAAACAGTAGACGCGATAAAAGCTAACCTAATAAACTATTTATTAACAGGTAGAGGTGAAAGATATTTTAACCCTTCATTTGGTTCTGGTCTTAGGAAACTTCTTTTTAGTAATATAGGAAAAGAGACATTAGTAAATGTTGAAATATCTATTAAAGAAGCTTTAAAGAATTATTTTCCTCAACTTAATATAACTAACCTTCAGTTAGTAGACAAGACTGACGAAAATATGATACAGTTAAAATTAAATTTTTCTATAGCCGGCACTAAGATAAGTGATGAACTATTAATAAATTTTGAAGAATAATGGCTAAAGATATTTCAATTAAATACACAGATAAAAATTTTAATAGCTTAAGAAGTCAATTAGTTGATTTAAGTAAAAACTATTTTCCTGACTCTTATAACGACTTTTCTCCAACATCACCCGGTATGATGTTTATGGAAATGGCTGCATATGTTGGTGACATACTTTCTTTTTATCAAGACAGTCAAGTTCAAGAAACATACCTTCAATATGCTAAAGATCCATCAAACCTATATACATTAAGCTATATGATGGGATATAGACCTAAAGTAACTACTGGTGCAACCGTAGAACTTGAAGTAACTCATAATGTAGAAGCCGGAAGCGCTCCAGACTACGAACCTAGATTTGACCAAGCACTAAAAATAAGTGCTAATGCTCAAATTTCAAATGGTTCTCAAATATTTACTACTGACGACGCTGTAGATTTTTCATTTTCGAGCTCTCTCGATCCTACCGAAGTTAGTATATTTAGTGTATCAGGAGATAATCCTTCAGTTTATCAGCTTAAAAAGAAAGTTAAAGCAAGAGCAGGAGAGATAAAATCTATAAACCGTAACGTTGGAAGTACTCCAACTAAGTATACTACTATTACTATCGAAGATGACGATATTATAGGTATTGTAGACGTAAACGACGGCTCTAGCTCTTGGACTGAGGTTCCATTTTTAGGTCAAAGCACAGTCTTTACTACCGCTACTAATACTAACGCTTCTACTAAAGGAAAAGTTCCTAATTTTTTAAGCTCTACTGTAGTTAATAAAAGGTTTGTAACTAGATTTAATAGTGCAGGCCAACTGATACTACAATTCGGTCCAGGTACTTCTCAAAACGCTAACTCTAACTTTTTACCTGATGCAAGCTTAGTAGGATTTAACAACAATAATAGTAATAGAAGATTAGATTACGCTTATGATCCTTCAAACTTCTTATTTAGTGATAGCTACGGAGAAGCACCAACAGGTAATCTAACTATAAGGTATTTGAAAGGGGGAGGAATAAAATCTAATGTTGAAGCTAACACACTTACAAATAAATTTAATGTACCAATATCAAATGCTCCCACCTTTACAAATGGTAGTAACGT